TTTCAAATCTACCACTTGATTCCATTATAATTATATTTATAATAATATTGTGCAATTGCTAAAGAAGTATATGGAAGACATTGGGCAAGATCTCGTACTAAATGATCTCAACCTTAAAGAACAACAGCAAAGACTACCTGCTCGTAAGCATTTTTGGGTAGGTAGGCTAATAGAAGCTAAGATTAAGCGCAATGAACTTATTGCAACAAAGAGTAAACTTAAGAAAGATCTAGTTAAGAAGGTAATTGAAGATTCACCAGTACGTATTAATCAAACATCCGCAGAAGCTGCAACAGAAAAGTATGAATCAGTGGTAAAACTTAATAAGAGTATAAAAGAACAAGATACTATTATAGAATACTTGGAAAAGGTAGAAAAAATTCTCGGTAACATGCACTGGGAGATCAAAAATGTTATCGATATGAACAAAATGGAGCAGTATTAATGCTAACCTTTGATTACAATCCAAGTACGCGTAAGCTCTTATTAAAGACAGAGGATTTAGATCTGTTTAACCGTGTAAGAGAACACTTTAGTATTGAAAATGATGCAGCGCGTTACGGTAGACGGTATGGTCGTTATATTCCACGTAGAAAATATGCTATTACAGGGGCAGGTGCATGTGAAGTAGGTCTATATTGGGAAATAAAGAAGTATTTAGATAAAGTAGATACTACTGTTAGCGATAAACTGCAAAAAGTACTAAAGGTAGGTAAAGATATAGAGCTTTATAAGGACTTTGCCTTCGATTTAAGAGAGTATCAAGAGGATGTTGTTAATAAAGCACTTAAAATAGGCAGAGGTACATGTGTTTTAGGTACAGGCGCGGGTAAAACCTTTGCTACCGCTGCTTTAATTGAGAATTACTTTAGAGATAGCAAGGATAGGGATACATTTAAGTGTATAGTGCTTGTACCTGACTTAGGCTTGGTGACTCAGACGTATGATGAGTTCTTAAACTGTGGTATTACCTTTAAATTAACTAAATGGACAGGTAAAACCAAGCCAGATCTTACTGCTAATGTTATAATTTGTAATATAGGTATTGTTCAAAGCCGGTTTGAGCAGAATGACTGGCTAAAACACATAGATTTACTTATTGTTGATGAGTGTCACAAGATAAAAGCATCAAATAAGATTAGTAAGATAGTATCTAGGATAAGAACACCCAACAAATACGGGTTTACAGGTACATTACCGGAAAATAACCTAGATAAGTGGTCAATTATAGGGAAACTGGGACCAGTTATATATGAGAAGACTAGTTACGAGCTAAGGTTAGAAGATTATTTAGCTAATGTGGCAGTAAAAGTGTTAAATTTGGAGTATAACACGGTTCCAAGGTATGATACTGATGATAACTACAGGGGAGAACTGGATTTTATCTATGAAAGCCCCTTTAGGAACGAATTTCTTACTAAACTCTGCGGTAAATTAGACAATAACACATTAATTCTTGTAAACCACATCAAACATGGGGAGTTACTAAAAGAATACCTTGATGAACTAACAAATAAGCAGGTTTACTTTATTAGAGGTGAGGTAGAGGTTGAAAGGCGTGATAAAATTAAGAAAATAATGGAAATCGACACAAATGTAGTATGTGTTGCCATAAGTGCTATTTTCTCCACCGGAATTAACATTAAAAACTTGCATAATATTGTTTTTGCATCAGGAGGCAAGTCTTTTATACGAACTGTGCAGTCAATCGGTCGTGGCTTACGTAAACACAACCTAAAGTCTCAATTAATTATATTTGATGTGTGTGATAGGTTAAGATATGGGATTAGACACTGTGAAAAGCGGAAAGATATCTATAAAAAAGAAAAAATTAAGTTTACCGAAACAAATATTATTGAAAAATAATAATAACATGTTATAATCATAAAAATGCCGATAAAAAAGAAACGAGCGAAATCAACAAAGGATAAGAAAGCTTATTATATAGAGCCGAAGGAATTTAGAGATTCTTTGCAAAAATATTACGATACAGACAATCTAACTGATGATTTAGCAGAAAACATTAAAAAAATTGCTTATGGATTAAGCTATAATGGATCATTTATTAATTACACCTATAAAGATGACATGATTGGTGACTCGCTAATTAAAATGTACTCAGCCTTAAAAAATAAAAAATTTAATTTTGAGACCGGCTCAAATCCTTTCTCCTATTTTACTACTATTGCCTATCACGCGTTTATAAATCGTATAAAGAAAGAAAAGAAGCACCACGCAGCTATAACTAGCTATAGGGAGCAAATGTACGATCAATATATGTCAGATCCGGAAAATACACATGGGCATGTATATGTGAAGCCCCCGGATGAGGAAAATGACTATTAAACTTAATAAACCTAGAATAGCTATTTTTTCAGATCTTCATCTCGGTATACATTCAAACAGTCCTGATTGGCATAATCACGCCATTGAGTGGGCTAACTGGTTTAAGGGGGAATGTAAAAGAAAAAATATAAAGGATATAATCTTTTGCGGTGACTGGCACCACAACCGGAGCGAAATATCTGTTAATACACTACAAGTTTCAGCTGATATTCTTGATATTTTATCAGGCTTTAATATTATAGCTATAACTGGAAATCATGACATGTACTATAAGCATAGAACAGATGTCAATTCATTGTCCATTTTTAAGAAACGTAAAAATGTGACTATTTTAAACAATCCAGAAACCATTGAAGCATTTGATCGTACAATTACCTTTTGTCCATGGAATACAACCATTAAAGATCTTCCAGAGAGTGATGTACTGTTTGGTCATTTTGAGATTGAGACCTTTAAAATGAATTCATATAAGGTTTGTGAAGAGGGTCTTAAAGTAAAGGACCTTTTAAACAAAAGTAAGTTAGTTATATCAGGTCATTTTCATACTCGTCACCAAAAAAAGTTTGGTAAAGGAACTATTCTTTATGTAGGTAACCCATTTCAAATGGATTTTGGAGATGTCGACAATGGAAAGGGGTATTATATTCTTAATTTAGATGATATGGAGTATGATTTTTTCCCAAATAATATTTCACCTAACTATAAAAAGATCTCTCTTAGTGAATTGGTAAGAGAGGGAAATATTACACCCACAATTATTCATTCTATTACTAATAACATAGTAAAGTTAAAAGTTGACATGAATATATGTCAAGAGGATATGGATATTCTTCTTAAAAAGCTTTCTTTATTAAGACCAGAATTATTAACTGTTGATTATGATATAAATTTTAACAGATTAATTGATAATACAGATGATAAAGAGGACCTATCTGGTATTGACATACCTCAAGCGATAGAAGAGTTTGTTAATTTGCTCGAGGTCAAAAATAAAAAAGAGATAATTAAGTATACTTTAGGTTTATATGAAAAAAGTAAGCTTTAAAAAACTAAGCATAGTAAACTTTTTATCTATTGGGGAAGATCCTGTTACAGTAGAATTTAAAAAAGGCTTACATGTTATAACAGGTAATAATAAAGATAAGCCTGATAGAAGAAATGCTATTGGTAAGAGCACTATAGCTGATGCTCTGTATTTTTCAATTTTCGGGGAATCCTTACGCGAACTTAAAAAGGATCTTATACCCAATAATTTAACTAACGGCAAAACCCATGTTGAATTAGATTTTGACTTAGATTCACCTAAAGGTAAAAATGAATATAAAATTATTCGTACCTTATCTCCCTCGAAGGTGTTTATATTTAAAGACGGTATAGATAAGACTCGTGATAGTATTAAAAATACCACAAAATATATTAGTGAAGTATTAAGTGCTTCCCCGGCCATTTTTCAAAATTGCGTTATTATGACGGTTAACAATGCTACACCGTTTATGGCTAAAAATAAAGTTGAAAAGCGAAAATTTATTGAAGATATTTTTGGTATGGAAGTATTTAGTACTATGCTTTATGCTCTCCGAAATGAATATAATGAATTAACCCGAGACCATGACACTGAGGTTACAAAATTAGAAGAGGTAGAAAAATCTTATAAAAGTTATTTTGAGCAACAAGGTAAAACGCTACAACGGCGTAAAGATAAAAAAGACATTTATTTGTCTAGACAAAAAAATAATACTAAAGAAAAAAATGACCTCAGTAAAAAGCTTAAACAAGTAAAAGAGGGTGATGTGACTGTTATAGAAGATAGAGTCACGCGTTTTCAAGGTAAGTTAACATGTTGTGATGAAAAGATTAATGAATATGTTAGTAATATTAGTACATCTAAAGCGCAGGTAACTCATACAAAGGAGTCTTATAAAAAAATAGGAACCGAACATGACAACTGCCCAGTCTGCTTAAGAGGTATTGAGCAGCACGACACAGATCATATAGAAAGAGAAAAGGCCATACTTAAATCTAAGATTAAAGATATGGTTTTAGCTATTAAAGACTCGCAACAAAGTCTAGAAAAAGCTAAAGAGGTTAAGGAGCGTATTCAAGTTAGTATTTGTAATAATACTAAAAAAATATCTGAGGCTAAATTACAATTACAAGACAAAGAAAATATTCTCGCAAGAGTAAATCAAATAAACATTTGGCAAAAGGAGCTTAAGAGTGACTTAGAGATAATTCAATCCACGGAGACTGATTTTGATTCTATTATTATTGAAACAAAAAAAAGACTAAACACCCTGCAGCGGAAAGTTAAAAAGTACAGAACACATTTAGCAAAACTTGATATTGTAAAATATGTTGTATCAGAAGAAGGTGTTAAATCATACATTGTTAATAAGTTATTAGACCTTTTAAATAGTAAGCTTATTCATTATCTTAAGAGACTAGATTCAAATTGTATTTGTATCTTTAATGAGTATTTTGAAGAAGAAATTTTAAATGAAAAAAATAAAGTATGCTCTTACTTTAACTTTTCAGGGGCTGAGAGAAAGTCCATAGACCTTGCTTGCTTGTTTACTTTTTCCGATATAAGACGTCTTCAGGGCGGTGTACAATATAATATTGCAATCTATGACGAATTATTTGATTCGTCATTTGATGAAAAGGGAATTGAGCTCATAACCCAAATATTACATGATAGGGTAGAGGAACTAGATGAGACATGTATTGTTATTTCACACAGAAAAGAATCTATTAAAGCAGTAACCGGTGATGTTATTTTTCTCGAGAAAGAGAATGGTATAACTCGCCGTGTAGATTATACAGACATATAAACTATATATAAAAAGATGATTGGTACAGTTCCATTTCCACAACCTATAGTATCACCGTTTGGTGCAGTTAATTTTCATGAACCTACCCCACCTCCACAGCCACAAGCGCCTAAAGAGGCTTCTATGAATAGATATGTAAATTACTTAGCTGATTATTCAGGATGCGGTCATTGGAGGATATTATGGCCAGAGGCTGCAATTAATGCGAGAGGTGATGGCATGTCACAATCAACAACCGCTATGGTTAGCGATCCACGTTGGTATACAGGGGTCAAGGCAGTCAAGGTACAGAGACAGGCCTCTCAACATCAAAAAGAATTTGTAAAGTACTTAAAACAAGTGCAACAAGAACACGGATTTAAAATTATATATGAAGTAGATGATGTAGTATTTAAAGAATGTATTCCTGATTATAATAAGTTTAAATTTGCTTTTGACACTGAAGAGATCCGACAGAATTGTATTGATATTATTAATATGGTTGACGAAGTTACAGTAACTTGTGACTTTATGAGAAAATTATACCAGAAAAAAACCGGACAAGAAAAAATTACCGTAATTCCTAATTTTGTTCCTAATGGATGGATGGGCCAGCTGTATAATCCGCAAAAGGTTCACAGAGAGTTTGAAAATAATAGAAGAAAGCCACGTATTTTATATACAGGCTCAGGTGCACATTATGATGTAGATAATAAAACAGGGGGTAAAGATGATTTAACTGAGGTGAGAGACTTTATAAGAGATACTGTTGATAAGTATCAGTGGATTTTTGTAGGAGCCTTCCCTCCTACTTTGCAAGATTTAGTTCAGCAGAACAAAATAGAATTTTATCCATGGCTACCACTCTTAAAGTACCCTTATTTTATTGCTAATCTTAATGCCCAGTTAATGGTAGCACCATTACAAATAAATGACTTTAACAAGTCTAAATCTGATATTAAATTTATTGAAGCATGTGTATTAGGGATTCCTTGCTTATGCCAGGATATGGAAACATATAGTACAGCACCTGAACAATTGAGATTTAAAACCGTAGAAGAGTTTGAAGCCAAAATAGAACGTATTTTAGACTGGAAAAAAAGAAATAGGTATTTCCAAAATATTCCTAAGCTTAGAGAGATTGGTCAAAAAAGAATTTTAGAGCTAGACCAAAATATAGGAGCTTATTTAGAAGCGCTAAACACTCCATGGGGTAGTGATGAAAGAAAATTCCTAAAAGAGTGGAATTAGGAACACCTCTATTATAATAGATGTAGATGTCATACCGGAACGTTGTTTATAACAACAGGGATCAGTGCATTAATCTATTTACTTGGGATGAAGATGGTAAACGAGTAATGCACACCTGTTCGTTTGAGCCTTATCTTTATGTTGAAGATAATAGGGGCGATAAAACTTCTATTTACGGAACCAAAGTTAAGAAAAAGAAATTTAATAATAGATTTAATCGATCTAGATTTTTATCTGATTCAGGTATAAAACGAGTATTTGAAAATGCTCCACCTATACAACAATTCTTATTAGATTTATATTGGCAGGAAAACGAAAAGCCAGAATTTAATACGCAACCATTA